GCAAGAACAGCGAATTCAATTCTTTAAGCATGGTGGTATGAGTGAGGAACTTTTTGATATTGCAAGAAAATTAAGCCCCATTTTCCATCATGGCGAATATAAGAAGGCATTGCAAGACCTTAAAAATCTTATGCAAAGAAAGAAAAAAGAGGGTTCACAAAAAGGTGTTTCTCATTATGCTTCACGAATTGCTCAAAGTTATTCAAATGTTGATACACGAAAGCTAATAAAGATGTATAGTGAAGAACATGGTGCAGGTGAAGAAGGGACGAATGAGCTACGAAAGAAATATCAAAAAGATACACCAGGACAAAAAATCAAATTATTTTCTGATTATATAAAGACTAAGTAAATATATCATTGGAGTTATTATGAAAGATATTGTGGTTGGGTGTATTACTGGATACACATTTGATAAAATTAAATTGTGGGTCAATTCACTAGACCAATGCGGATTTGATGGCATAAAAGCCATGGTTTGTTATAATATAGATTATGAAACTGTGGAAGAACTTGTCAAGCGGCAGTACACCATTCTTGCATTTGGCAGAAATGATAATCTAAAAAAATTTGAGTATAAAGAAAACTTTTCTATTGTCGTAGAAAGGTTTTTACACATGTGGTATTTTCTTAAAAAATTTGAGGGGCAATACCGATATATTATTTCTACCGATGTTAAAGATGTTATTTTTCAAACCAATCCGTCAGAGTGGTTAGAAAAGAACATCGGTAATAAACAAATTAATATTGCCTGTGAATCAATTCGCTACAAAGATGAAGAATGGGGCAATCATAATTTGTTCAAATCATTTGGCTCATTGATTCACGACCACAATAAAAACAATCTCATTTATAATGCAGGAACAATATCAGGTAAATTTGATGTAATGCTTGATCTCTTTTTAAATGTGTATATGCTTTGCAATAGCACTTCACACTTTATAGAGGGTGGTGGTGGACCTGATCAGGCAGCAATAAACATACTGTTAAACATGAAACCTTATAAAGACATTACCAACTTTGCAATGAGTGAGCATGGATATGCCGCACAGCTAGGCACCACTGGACCACAAATTGCAGGCAAATATGGTGATAAGCTGGTTGAAAAATCTCCAATTTTAGTAGATAATATGATTTGCACAAGCGAAGGAAAACCGTTTGCAATTGTTCATCAATATGACCGTGTTCCTGAATGGAAAAGAATGATAGAGAAAAAATATGAGTGATTTTATTATTGATACTACACAAAACATAATTCGTGGTTCTGGTTCTGTTTGTAATGACCCGTTTGATCACTTAGGGCCTGCTGAATGGGTACAAAAACAATTGGATTGGTGTGAGCAACAACAGAATATTTCTGGCCGTGGACTTGTAGAACACATTAGAAAACTGCAGGGTGATTTGATTGGTATTGAAATTGGTGTTTGCAGTGGTGTTACCAGTGAATTATATGTCCAAGAAATACCAAATATTAAAAAAATATATGCGGTAGATAACTATCCAGCTTTTGTTGATTGGGATGGCACCAGAGTTACTGAAGAACGTCAAGCAGAAACAATGAGGCGATGTAAAGAAAGACTTGCCAAATATTCTAATATTGAATTTGTTTATAAGGCAAGTGTAGAATTTGGTGAATCTTTGGAAGATGATTCAATTGATTTTATTTTTATTGATGGTGACCACAGTTTTGATGCTACACTAAAAGATATTCAAACCTACTGGCCTAAAGTTAAAAGAGGTGGTGTATTTTCAGGGCATGACATTAATCTCGCAACAGTAAGAAATGCAGTAAAAGAATTTTTTAAAGATGCGGAGATTATTGCTGTTGAAAATAATTCCTGGTGTATTAATAAATGAAGCACAGTAAACTGATTGTGTGGGGTTCAAAGTTTGATACTGGCCATACTCATGCATTTGTTCATGATGCAATTGTTCGTGCAGGTAATTATCTGAATATTCCAACATATTGGATGGATAATCGTGACAATGTATCAGAGAATTTTTTTGATGATTCTCTAATCATCTCAGAACAGTGGTTGGTATTTCAAAATGGCATGAGTAACAAATTACCTTTAAGACCAACATCAACCTATATCATACACTATCTTGGCAATAAGGGTCCCGTAGAAGGAAATCCAGGCGCAGGAATGTATCTTAATAAAGTGGGTCGCCTAATTGATTTTCGCTTTGCATGTAACTGGGGTGTCAATGGTGTTGAAGATAAAAATTGTGCATATTATTTTGAAAAAGAAAAATATACGCCAATCGGTGATGAGACATCTTTTTTTGAAAAAGGTTCCGAATATGATATATTTTATTCTATTTGGGCAACAGACTTACTGCCCAATGAAATAAACTTTGATGCACGATTGACATCATTCAGAGAACCTAAATTTGCTTTCTTTGGTGGCACGATTAGAGAAGATAATCATGAAGTGTTTCTGCCATTTATTGAAGAATGCAAAAAAGAAAATGTTCCCTTTGTTTATAATTCGCCTTGGCAAAACCCGTTATCCATAGAACAAATGCGTAATGTAGTAGTTCAATCTTATCTGCCATTGGATGCAAGACCAAAAAATCATTTGGCCAATGGATACATTTCATGCCGTTCAATTAAAAACATTAGTTATGGTGCATTATGTTTAACCAATTCAAAAGAAACATACGATTTTTTTGAACAAGAAGTTGCATATGCATCAGATACGAGAGAGTTATTCCATGTTGCACGAAAAATGCAAGATGATCAAAATACAAAAAATTTGATTTTAAATCAAATGAAAAAGACTCAAAGTAAGCACACCTATGTCAATCGTTTGAATGATATGATTACAGCATCTGAAATGGCTTGGCAAAAAAATTGAAGTAAAAGGAAAATTTATATTATGTCTTTTAAAGAATTCATGACAAAACTTGGTAGATATAGGCTCATTCTTGACAGACAGAGTAAAGACCCATATCTTGAGCGATATTATTTGTTTTTAAAAGACAGAAAAAAATTTCCTTTCAATGTATTCATACATAAATTTTTGAAATCAGACCCTGATGATTTACATGACCACCCATGGCCATTCATGTCAATTATACTTCGTGGTGGTTATTATGAGTGGGTTCCAATTTTTGATGAAAGTAAAAATATAATTGGTGAAAAAAAGCTTTGGAGAAAACCTGGTTTTATTCGCTTTGCATCTGCAAATGATTTTCATCGTGTTGAATTGAAAGAAAACATAAAAGCGTGGACTCTATTTCTTCCAGGTCCACAGAAAAAAGATTGGGGTTTTCTAAAGCACAATTCAAAATGGAATGATTTTCATTGGGTTCATAATGATGTGTATTTGAAAGAAAAGAGTGGCACATGAGAATAGAAAATGAAGTCAGACTTGATTTTTCTGATGTGTTGATTAGACCAAAAAGAAGTCAACTGTTGAGCAGAAAAAACGTTGATTTGAACAATGTTTATACATTCAAGCACAGTAAATATAAGTGGACTGGCATTCCAATCATGGCTTCAAACATGGATGGAGTTGGAACTTTTGAAATGGCAAAAGAATTGCAGAAACATTTATTGTTTACCTGTTTAATAAAAAGTTACAGACCACACGATTTTATTGATTGCCCTGTAAATGAAAACTATTTTGCCATTTCAACAGGAACAGGAAATGAAGATTATGAAAATCTGAAATCAATTATAGCCGATAATTCAAATATCAAATTCATTTGCATTGACATTGCAAATGGATACAGTGACCATTTTGGTGAATTTGTTTCAAAGGTAAGAGATGAGTTTCAAAATCATGTTATCATTGCTGGCAATGTTGTTACAGCAGATATGACACAAGAACTTATTTTGCGTGGTGCTGACATTGTTAAGGTTGGAATTGGACCAGGGTCAGTATGCACAACACGAATACAAACTGGAGTTGGTTATCCACAATTATCTGCAACGATTGAGTGTGCTGACGCTGCACATGGACTTGGTGCTCATATTATCGCTGATGGTGGTTGCACTTGCCCAGGAGATGTGGTTAAAGCATTCGGTGCAGGTGCCGACTTTGTGATGCTCGGTGGTATGTTGGCAGGGCATGATGAGGGCGGTGGTAAGATTACAACTGAAAACTTTAATACAGATCGTGTAGATTTGGTAGGTAATAACTTTATAACAGAGTCTAAAAGATTTGTTGAATTTTATGGTATGAGTTCCACAGAAGCACAAAAAAATAAGATGAAGAATTATCGTGCAAGTGAGGGTAGAGTTGTTAAAATAATGTATAAAGGTAAAGTTGAAGATACAATACAGGATATTCTTGGTGGCATTAGAAGTGCCTGCACCTATGTTGGCGCAGCAAAGCTAAAGCATCTAAGTAAATGCACAACATTTATTCGCGTGAATAATACGCACAATAAAATTTTTGAATCTAACACAATAGGACATTAGTATGGCAAAAATAGCGTTCATTACTGGTGTTACAGGCATGGTAGGCTCACATCTTGCCGATTTTT